GCCGCCAGCGCCATCAGCTGGTGGTTCTTCTCAATCACGCCCTGGACGCGGCGGTACTCGGCGTCGAGCGCCTCAAAGCGCTTGGTCGTGTCGGCGTCCATGTCGCCGCCGTTCTGATTGGCGGTCTCGATGATCTGCTGCATCTCGCGGTAGCGGGCGTCGTTGCCCTCGCGAAGCTTCTTGTAACTGTCCATGAGAAAGTTCCTCTGCGGCTTAGCCGCGATGGATTCCGAAAGCAGCGTTCACATCAGTCAGCGCACCTGCGCAACGCACCGAGACGATGAACGCTGCTTCGTTCGTCGGCGCGAAAGTTTCGTTGAGTCGGGTCACGCTGATCCCATTGCCCGCGAACGCGAGCAGGTAGCGCGAGAGGTCGGCAGCGACCACCAGCGGTTCGCCATTCTGTGGACCGTTTGCGGTGTTGAACTGAGCAGGGCTCATGTCAAAATGAGTCCAAGGTCGTCCCCAAAGCACGCGGTCGCCAACGCTCAGCATGTTGCTGGCAGATCCGGATGTCGATGTTCCGAACCCAGTCCCCTGGTTTGTGAGAGTGTTGAAGTGCATTCGAGCGTTGAAGATCCATGTCGCACGCTCCCAGTAGTGGGGCGCCAATCGCTCGTCGTAACACAGGCCAAGCGTTGCGGCAAAAATGTTGTTTCCGGTTGCGAGGTTTCCATTGTTTGCGCCAAGTACTGCGGTGGTCGTGAGGCTTCGGCCGTATCGCTTCAGCGTGTTCACGATGCCGTGGCAGGCATCTGATCCCGCGGTGCTCGCCGTGCCAGCAGTCACACTGTCGTCCTTGTTGCCGATCAGGATCTGCTTGCTTAGTTCGCGCAGGATGTCCTGAGAAGCCTGCCGGACGATGATTCGCTCGACGCTCGCCTCGCCCATCTGCGCCGAATCCTCGACCAGTTCCTGCGACGCTCGCACCATGACGCTGATGCGCTTGAGCGTGAAGGTCGCGGTGCCGGTTCCAGTGTTGCTGGTGCCCGGCTGCGTGAAAGACGGAACGGCAACGGTGGTTTGGCTGCCGGCAGTTGCGTCGATCAGAGTTCCGGCCTCGCCCGGGTTCTTCTGCACGCTGAAACCCTGCGGAGCAGAGCTGCCGCTGTTGGGCGGCGTGATGACCGGCACGCTGAAGGTGCCCGTCGAGGTGTAGACCTTGCTCACCTGTCCGACGATGCGATCGTCGCCCAGCTCTTCCATGAACAGGTTGGAGTAGGTCGTCGGGAACAGCACCGCGCCGCCGGTCGCGCTGCCTTCGCTCAGGGCGCGAGCCTCGGCGTCGGTGAGGCCCTTGTGGCCCTTCGCAAGGTAGTTGCGGAACAGGGCGCGATATTCCTCGCCGCCGCGGTCCAGCTTGTTGTTCTTCTCAGCCATCTCAGTCTCCGGGTTAGCGCCGGGCGTGCAAAGAAAAAGGCGCACTAGCCCGGCGGTTGTTGGTCTTCCAAATCAACACCGCTGACAGGCCAGTGCGCCACGAGGGCTGCACGGAGGTCTGATGCTCGCTCGCGGTCGGGGCGCACTAGGCGCTGGTCCGCCGCTCGCGGGGGTATTCAGTTCCGGGCATTCTCGCACGCCGAAAACGCCCTGCAAGACCGTCTCACATTGGAGGGGCCAGTCGGATCGTCCGACGCACCGGCGCTTCTTGGGCGGCCTCCCGGGCCTCCACGCTGGTCGTGGGGTTGGCAGGGAAGGTCACAAGCGACAGCTCGAGCAGGTCGGCGTCGAGGATGACGCGCACCGGCTTGGTCTCGCCCTTCTCGTAGCGCTCCTCTCGCACCATGAACCCGAAGCTGCACTGGCTCACCACGCCACTCTGCACGAGCGCGTGCGCCTCGCGGGCGGTCGCCGTGTCGGGCAGCGTGGCCTCAAAGCCGAGACCGTTCTCGTCCGTCCACAGGCGCAGGTTTCCGGCGCGGACCCTGGCGAGCGGTTTGCCGGTGTCGTGGTTCCACAACAGGGCAATGTCGGCGGGGCTTTCGAGCGCCCGGTTGAACGCCTTCGGGTCGATGCGCTCCATCTCGCGGTGCATGTCGTAGGGGGTCCATGTGACGGCGTAGCCGCGCACCTTCAGGTCGGCGGCTTCGCTCAGGGTGCCAAGGGCTCGGGTTTCAGGCTTGCTCATTCGTGTTCTCCAGGTAGGGGATGTTCAGCACCTCGCACTTCACGAGATCCAGCAGTTCGGCGGCCGCTGCACCGGGCAGCGTCTTCCAGCCGTCGATGGTGTCGGTGAGATTCGCGATGCCCGTGACGCTGCGGCGCATGGCGCGGCCATGTCGCAGGAGCGACTCGTCAAGCACCTTTGTCGCCTTCGCCTCGTCTCCAAGCAGTCGCCCGAGTCCGGACACGGTGTCCCGCAGGTCGGCGTCCAAGCACTCGAGCGGGGGCTGCCACTTGTCGAGCTTGGCCTGGGTGCGCTGCTTGAGCAGGTACTCGCTGACCCGGGTGAGGTGCCGGCGGTAGGCGGCCTCGATCGCCGGGCGCACCGCAGCGATGGCGGCGGTTCGCTGTGCGGCCGCGAGCAGGTCGCGCGCACGCTCGGTCTGCTGCTCGACCTCCTCGGGCTCCATATCGACGCTGGGCTCGACCTCCTCGGCCTCAAGGTCTTCGGACGCCGGCACGGGCTGCGCCGCGGCAGGGGGCATCCCAGCGCCCGCAGCGGCCTCGGTGTTGAGCGGCACGCGGATGTCGTCGCCGCCGTCCACCGCCTTGAGACCTTCGCGCGCGCGGGCCTCGTTGACAGTCAGCACTCCGTTGGTGATGCCGACCGCATACGCGGCGAAGCGCGTGCTCATGTCGGCCCGGAGCAGGCTGTCGAAATCGATGCGGGTGCAGTAGGGCTCGCCGCGCTGGATCAGCTTGCGGCTGGCCTCCTGCTCAAGTCGCGTCGCCCAGCTCGCCAGCGTGTGCTTGACGAACTCGGCATCGGCCTGCTCGGTCGAGTTGTAAGAGCCCGTTTCGGTGTCGCCAATCTTGTGCGCCGGCACTTGGAACATCGCGGCGATCTGCTGGCGGCAGTAGCGCCGGATCGCGATCAGGTCGTTGTCCTTGAACGACGAGGTGATGGGGTGGTACTCAAGGCCGTCCTCGAGCACGGCCACGCGGCCGGCGCGGCTCGCGCCACCGTGAGCGGCCTGCCACGCCTCTCGCAAGCGCTTCGCGGCCTCGGGGCTCAGGCGGCCCGGCATCTTCAGCGTGCCCGAGGGCACCGCGCCGTTGGCGAAGAAGCGCGTCACAAACTCGCTCACCTCAAGCTCCAGCCCGATCAGGTCGCGCATCAGGTGGATCGGCGGAACGCCCAAGATGCCCTCCATCGTCGGGCCGACCAGGTGGAAAATGTCGTAGCCGCGGAAGCGCTTGGCAGTCTTCTCGGCGTCGGTGCCCGTGTACTTGCCGCTCCACACTTGGTAGTAGGGCTGGTTCTGCCCGTCGCGGTACATCGCAACAAAGTCCGAGCGGATCGGTTCAAGGGCGACCGGCTGGCCTGCCGCGTTGCGGTGGATGTAGGCGTAGGCGTTGCCTGTCAGAAGCGCGTTCGTGAGCATGACCTCGCGGAACGCCATCGCCGTCATGTCCTCGTTCGGCTCGTAGTTGAGCAGGTTGAAGAGCGGGTGCTCGGGCTCCAGCACCTTCCCGTCGCTCGTCTCGCGCAGCACGCTCCAGTCAAGGCGCGAGATGCTTGAAGCGATCAGGCGCACGCAGGCAAAGACGCTGGGGGCCTCAAGCGCGCGCGCCGGCGTGATCACTTCGCCCGTGTAGCTGTAGCTCTGCACATACGACTGCACCGAGCCGCTGACAGGCTGGCCGATCGGCACATTGTCCTCGAAGTCGCTGCGCGGCGGCTGCTGCCCGAGGTAGCGAAGCACGATGTCCTTCAGACCCATGTGATGTCCCTTTCCTCGTAGACCGAGGGGCCAGTGGCGTCCACCTTCTGATGGAGCCAAGTTGCGAGAGCTGTGACGAGGGCGGCAGCAGCGTCGATGCGCTCCGTGCTGCTCGCCTTTGACGGTTTGATATTGCCTGCCGGATCGCTCTCGATCACCACATTCGAAATGCACCAGTTCAGCAGCTGGCTGTCCGGGTGGCGGATCTTGCGAGAGACGACCAGCGATTCGAGCTTCTTCGCCGGCTCGCTCAGGGTGCGGTAGCCCTGGCGGACCTCCAGCATCGGCACGCCTTCGCCATAGAGCCCGGTCGAGAGCTGCGTCGCGTTCCACGGGTCGAAGCCGATCGACTTGACGCTATAACGCTTGCAGACCTGCCGGATCTTCTCGGCGATGAAGTCGTAGTCCACGACCGCGCCCGGTGTCGGGATCAGTTCGCCGCGGCCAGCCCACACATCGTATGGAGCGCGATCGCTGCGGCTGCGCCTGCGGATGCCGTCCTCGGGGCACCACGACCACGAAAGCACATCCAGCGACCCATCTTCAAGCGGGAAGATCAGCGACAGGCTCGACAGGTCGGTGGTCGTCGAAAGGTCTAGCCCGCCCCAGCACTCGCGGCCAGCGAGCGCGTCGGGATCGCACGCACTTGAGGCGCACGCCTTCCACGCATCGGTCGAGATCCACGCCTTCTTCGATTCGGTCCACTGGCACAGGTAGAGCTGCCGGAAGGTCGTCTCGTACGCCGGCAGTTCCTTCGCCTTCTCGCACTCCGCGCGCAGGTAGTCCTCGGTCACTGTCACGCCCAGCGACGGGTTCGCCTTGCGCCACACCTTCGGGCTCTTCCAGTCGGCATCAACAGGAGCGCTGTAAACCGCCGGGAAGAAAGCGTGGTCGGCCACCAGCCCGTCGCGCACCTTCTCGGCGTAGGTGTGCAGCTCGAAGCACAGGCTGTTCCGGTCGTGCCCGGCAGTCGTGATGCAGACCTCGAGCGGCTGCTGGCGCGCGCCCATGCTCGTCACCAGCGCGTCGTACAGGTCGCGATCCGGGAAGGTGTGCACCTCGTCAAAGATCACGCAGCTCGCGTTCTTGCCGTGCTTCGTCCCGGCGTCGCTCGAGAGGATCTCAAGCTTCGAGGTGCCAAAGGTGATCACATTCCGGAACGACTCGACCGACTTCTCGAGCACCGGGCTCGACGCCACCATCTGCCGGCATGCGTCGCCGACGATCGCGGCCTGGTCGCGCGCGCTCGCGGCGCAGTAGATCTCGGCGCCCGGCTCGCGATCGCAGAGCAGCATGTAGAGCGCGATGCCTGCCAGCACCGTGCTCTTGCCGTTCTTGCGCGGCACCTCGATGTACGCCTTGCGGAAGCGGCGGGTGCCGTCGCGCTTGCGCCAGCAGAGCAGGGGCCCGAGCAGATCGCGCTGCCACGGCAGAAGCTCGAACGCTTTCCCGGCCCACACGCCCTTTTGATGCTTGAGCAGGCTGAAGAACGCCTGCAGGCGCGCGAACTCATCGTGGTCAAACCAGTCGCCCTTTGCGGCGGTTGCCGATGCGCTAAAGCCCGCGACAGGCGCGAACTTAGGCGGTCTTCGACTTGAGGAGCGACTCGATGCCCGAGGCATCCCCCTTCGGCTTTCCGGAAGACTTCAACCCCACGCGATCCGCTGGCGTCAACCCGAAGCACTTTGAAAGCCGCGCGACCTCAGCCCTCGCATCGTCGCGCAGCTTCTTCCACCCACTGATACATGCGCCGTGCCCGTTTTCAAGCACCAGCCCCTTCTCGCGGCAGGTGGCGTCGGCACGCTCGAACTCAGCGCATGCATGCGCCCAGGCGTTGTGAGCCATGAAGTCCTCGGCGGCGTAGAGTCCGAGCCGGCGCAGGTCTTCGATCAGCCTGTCGAAATAGCGCCGTGCGATGTCGTCGGCGTTGACGAAGGGCAGCATCATCGGCGGCCCGTCGCTGCCTTCGGGCTCGTTCTCGCGCTGGGCAGCAAGTTCGCTTCCGCGGAAACGGAGGATGGCGCTTGGAGTAGGTTTCGGACCTCGTTTTCCCATAAGTTTGCGTCCTGAGAAAAAGCCACTTTGAAAACCCTAAGCCGCGTGCATAGAGG